AAGTCCAGGTAGCTGATGAACTGGTCCCCGTATTCAGGAAGAGATTAGCACCCGACTGATTTAACTTCCTGAACAGGGCTCCCTGTTTGAAACCGGAGTAACCAGTAGGCAGCACATTGCCTTCAGCTTCCAGAATTACATCGGTATTGAGCTGAGGATTGGGGTTCTGGGGTGTGATAGAGGCGACGATGTCATAGCGCAACACTCGATTAAAGACGTATCGCTCTCGGGCCGAATAGTAGTTCTGTTCTTGCGTGGTACGTTCGGACGCAGTGATCGCAACAATCCTGTCCAGCTCTCTTTGAGCAGACGGGTGTAGTTGCGATTTGAGTTCAAATGTAGCCATTTGGGAATCAAAAAAAGCCTTTCGTTAAAACCTAGGGAATCATTAAACTCTAGGCTTAAAACTCTAGGCTTTAAGGGAACTTCTTTTGGGAAATAGATTGTTAAGCAAACGTTGCGAATATCTCGCCAGCTTGTGAGCGGCGGGAATCTGCTACTTTTGCACCGTAGACAAAGAGGTCTTTGAATGCGGTACCAAAGTTGCCAATGAGGTCTTCTTCAATCGTGGATTGGAGGGTCTTGTCTGCAAATGTGACCCAGTTGGAGTGTCCGCCAAGGATATGGTAGCCGTCAGTATTGTCGCCAGACAATCGGTTGGATTTGAATAGCTTAAATCCGAGCAGCATTCCGAGGAAGCCTTTTTGAACCAGGCTGGAATACACTTCCGGCACGTGCAGGGCAACGCCTTGAGCTCGTACTAGGGTATTCTCAAATTCGGGTGGAACTACTAGCCAGCGGTCAGCATCGGGAACAGCGTTGTTGGTGTAGGTTTCAGCTTTGTCGAGGGCGGTACGAAGATCAGCAACCATCTCAAGCAGATTCGTGGTTGTGATGGAAACTGGCGTAGCTGCTTCTATAGTGTAAGAGGAACCCCCAGCGATTGCTCCACCTGTGTAGGCTGAGGCTGCATCGTCTTTGTCATCTTCAATGATGATATCTGTAGCAGAATTGTAGGTTTTGACTCTGTACCAAACGGAGTGACCATCGGCTTTGAAGCCTTTGCCAACCATAGCAGCGGTGAAGGTCGTACCTGATCCTGTAACTTGTCCGGTGGTTACGTCTACGGTAACAGTACCAGTCGTGTAGTTGGTTCCAATTCTGTTACCGGCTGCTACATCACCATGAAGGCCAAACACATAGGATTCGACGTTCTTGTTGCGCTCTTCGGCTTTCTGGGCAACGACGGTTGCGTGAGGATTCTTGATGTAGGAAAGCCAGTTATCGAGGGTCTTTTCTTTCCAGTAGAAGGATTTGTATTGGTCGATAGTCAGAACGGAGTTATTTTCGAGTAGGTTGTCTGCGGTGAGGTCTGCGCCGGTGTAGGTCTTTTCTGTGATGCGGGCAATGTTTAGGATATTGAGCTTTGATCCAACGTCATTGATTTCTCCTTCGTAGTCGCGGTTGACGATCTGATCGATGACTGTTCGATCATACATCTCCTTTAGTACTCTCTGGGAGAAGCCTTGTGCGATTGTGGTTGCTCGTGCTGATGCCATGTTGGTAAAAGGTTTTAATGAAGATTCCTTTTACCGTTCTCCGAGGAGGTTTGGAAGTTATCTGTTGTTAGATTAGCGAATGCTTGTATATGGTGTCAATACCCCAGTTTGAAGCTGGAACGTTATTCGTACTCTATCTGGCCTGCCTTTAGTAGCTCCACAAACTTGTTGTAGTCCGTCTTCATCAATTGGCGACCCTGTTCCACGGTGAGCTTATTGGTTCGGCGAGCTGGCTTATCATTCGGTCCACCCGTGCCGGTCTCGAACATCGCGCCTTTCTTGGTCGGCTTAGTGCTCTGGCTTACGTCATACAGGAACGCTTTCACCAAATCGTCGAAGTCCAGGCCTCGGCGCGTTGGTTTGGTGGCGAAGTACTTGAAGTCTTCGGTCCTACCTTCAAGCTCGGGATGATCGTTTAAGGTCTTGGGGTCGTCCAGGTATTGATCAACCTTGCTATTCCACTCGGCAATGTCCTTGCCGGCCTTAGCAGCGTCATGGATCAATTCAAACCGGCGCTTATTGACGACACTATCCTTGGCCAGCCGCTTGCTGGTTTCATCCATGACGGCCCAATCAGGGAACTCCCTAGCCATCTCATCGTCGGTTGGCTCTGGGATCCCTGCTGCTGCGTCCACGGCTTCATCCATCTTCTTGGTACGGGAGAGGAGCACCTGGTTCTCACGTGCCGAGGCCGCTAGTTTCTTCTTGGTATCTGTTTCCGGTTCCGGCTTAGATTCAGGCTGTGGCGTGACTTCAGGAACTGGAGCGGGCTGAGAGTCGTCTTTGGGCGTTTCGTCCGTTTCCGGGGTCTCTGTGGGCTCTGGAGCCGGGTCTGGAGCCTGGTCGGGGGTAGCGGCAACGCTGTCCATCTTCTCTACTTTATCCAGGGCTTGCTTCATACCGGTGTCTAGTTCTTCGGAAGTGGGTGGTTTGTCAGTTTTTACAGCCATTTGCCGTTCCCGTTAGGGAGTTTGGTTGGTAATACATCAACGGTAGCAGTGGGAAACCCGCAATGTCAAATCTCTTCTCTGCCTTCCTTCCAGGCCTTGATCCGGCGCGCGGCAACCTTAGCCGCATACTTGCTCATCTTCTTGCCTGACTTCTGTTTGGGTTTCTGCGCCATGTTATTTGATCTTGGGGCCGGCGATGGAAGCGAGTACCCGTTCTAACTGCTGCTTGGCTTTCTCTGGCGAGGTGAGGAAGGCGTCTAGGAGCATGTAGTTTCGCAATCGAGCCTTCAGGTAGATATCCTGCTTCGATTCATGACCGATCTTGGTCAGCTCATTCTCTACTGCATCCCGCATCGTGCCAATGTATTCCTTGACCCGCTCCGGGGTGATCTGGCTCTTCTGAAGCGCCTCCATCCACGTGTGCAGCGTTTCTCGCTCCACAGGGTTTAGGTCTTCATACTTGAGACCTTTGTCCTTTAGTAGTTCGTCTAGCATAGGTTAGGCTTGCGCCGGCGCGGGCTTGGGTTGAGCTGGGGGTGCAGCCGGAGGGACTGGGCCAGCTCCAGGTTGTAATCCCCCAGCGACACTCGGATTGTTCAATAAACCCTCCGCTTTCTTGCGCTCATAGTCCATGATGTCGCTGATCTGTTCTGGGGTTAGACCTGAGAACTCCACTAACTTCATTTTATAGACTTCGTCCAGTTTGGGATTGTCGGGCATGACGGTTTTGGCAGCGTTGAGCTTCTGAAGCGAGTCCGTATCCTGGTTGGCTTTCTCGTCCTGGCTCCATACCCGCGTCTCGTAGCCGGATTTGGTCATCCAGTCATCTGGTCCGATCTCCCGAGCAAAGATATTGGCCGTGTTTCTGCCCTTCTTGTAGACCTTCACTACATCCAGCTTGTCGCTGGCAGCATCAATCAGCTTTAAAAACTTGCGGCCACGATCTTTCCAGGCCGGCGTGTAGAACTTGGACATACCTTTGACCCGCTCCTTGGCTTCACCCAGGGCTAGCTGCACCTCACCTAACGTCACCTGACGCTCTGTTTGGACGCCTTGCTGGGTAGGCGTGGATCCAGTGGCCTTCTCAATCATCTCCACCACAAAGCCCATCTCATCCAGTGATTCGGATAAGTCAGGGATTTCCACCTTCTGGAAGACATCCGCCGGCTTACCCGGAAGTGCATACCAGCCAAAGGGTTTGGGCTCAAAGGTCGGAGGGTTAAAGCCCTCAATTGACGAATCGTAGTAGTTCATACCGTAGTTTCGCAGCGTCCGGTTCTCGACCATCTGAGAAAACCAGACGTTGAGTACCTTGTTAGGCGTCCTGACCACGTCGGCAATACCGTCACTCCAGAAGTCTTGTTTCTCTACGTCGTCAGACCAGGTGTTGTATGGGAAATGGTTGCGCCAGAAATGATCCTTAGTGGTGCCGATCACCTGCTCCAGCGGTTTTTTCATCAGGATTTTCATATCGTCGCATTCGACGAATAGGTATAGCTGCTCTTCTTCGTCCCCTTCCTTGTGATAGGTGAAGTGCATTGACAGCTCAACGTAGGTTTCGCCGAGCACCGGCTCCAGGGCGTCGTCCAAACCCATATCCTGCATCTTCAGGCTCTTGCGCTCCAACATCTCCAAGTTGTCAGCCGCTCGGATAAGGCCCTGCTGGGAAGCATAGAACTTCTTGAGATCGGCAATGGCTGCCTGGTCGTAATCTGGGTTGCTCTCCAGCACACTGAGAGGCCGGAAGATATGGGTGTGAATAAGAAAGCGGGCAGTGTCGATGTCGGTGGGGTCCATGTATCGGTCTACCAGCATATCCTCGGGATCAATTATGGAGACTTTGATCTTGCCGTCTATGATCTGCCACTGGTCGAAGGAGCGACCATAGAGAAACACCTGGCGCTTATCGACAATATCCTTCAGCTCAGCCTTGTTGTCTTCCAAGACCCATTTCCAGTATTCATTTTGGAAGACTTCAGCTTGCTTGTCGTTGTCCAAGTTCTCGAAGTACAGCACCGGCATATCGTCCACGTCCTTTAAAAGCGTTTTGATCGTCTGCTTCATCAAGGGCAGATTGACGGACTGGCGCTGTGTGAGACGATTAACCGTAACCTTGTCGCGGTACAGGGTATAGTTCTCCCGCCAGTCCTCCTGCCGACGCTCCCGGTTATTGAAACCACTCTCTTTGTTGAGAATGAGCTTCTGTAGTAGGGGGTCTTTCTCGGTTGGCAGATCCATAGATCAACAATAGACTATCGACTCATTCCATGACAACTACCCTGGAATGCCTTCGAAATAAGGTTTGACTCCGCCCGGGTCTGACGACTGCGCAAAACGCATTGCTCTAAAACTATCCATCCCGTATCTGACAGCATCCATACAATGGTTTAGGAAATCCTGCGG